ATCATAGGGGGCAGATTGCAGATTTTAGCCGGGCGCAGACAGAACCGAGCGCCCCTGGTGCGTTCTAAGACGTTTTCAAAGGCCAGGCAATGGCCCAGGTACCCATGAAATAGCTGCTTTTGTTGTTTACTTTAAGTATAAAACCGTAGTATAATGAACCTACATTTTAATTAATTGGGGATAAAAAAATGACTTATAACAAAGCAAATAAAACTTATAACAATATAGAAGATATTTCTACGCCTAACCTTTTAAAAATGCTAGAGATTCCAAAATATAAGGATTATAAAAAAATGATTGAAGATGAACTTAGGTTTAGAAATGAGGGTTTATCTTTTAATAGAATGATTGATGTATTTAGGGGTAAATAATGCACACTCACTTGACTAAAAAATCATCGAACCCTAAAACAGGGCCTATCCCGGTATCCACCACCGAAGACAAAAGCTGCCCGCCGAGCTGTCCATTGAATGACGGGACCTGTTACGCTAAACATGGCCACTTGGCCATGCATTGGAAAAAAGTATCTGAAAAGCTCCGGGGTGAGAGTTTCAAGAAATTCATCCAGGAAGTAGAAGCAATGGCGGCCGGGACTTTTTGGCGCCACAATCAAGCCGGGGACCTGGCTGGTTCCGGGGACTGGATCGACGGACGGAAGCTCAAACGCTTAACAGCAGCCAACAAAGGAAAAAGGGGCTTCACCTATACCCACAAGCACAAAATCAAAAAGAACCACGCTAAAATAAAGCATGCTAATGATAACGGGTTCACCGTGAACCTGTCAGCTGACAGCCTAGACCATGCCGACGAACTCAAAGCCCTGGGAATTGGTCCGGTGGTGGTGATTGTCCCAGCTGATGAAGCCTACAATCACACCATCACCACCAGGGCGGGTAATAAAGTCAACATTTGTCCGGCCACTTACCAGGATAATATAACTTGTAAAAGCTGCCAGCTGTGCCAGCACGCCGGGCGTTCTAATATGGTGGGCTTTCCAGCTCACGGGACCGGCAAGGGAAACATCACCTGATGTTTTCTTTGTTGGGTACTATCATAGGGGGGGGCGCAGATTGTATAACACGCAGATTTCTGCTAGTCTACAAGCTCTCCCAAAGGATGATTCGATAATTTATCCTAAGAAAGCAGCGCCTGGGGATTTCCTATTCTCCAAAGTAGTTAAAATGACTCCAGGCGTTCGCAGATTTCCAAAGCACGCAGACGATCGCAGATTATTTCACCGGGCGCAGATGTCGCGTCCAGTCCAGAGCTGATCTCTCCCCACTTTTCATTTCAAAAGAGCATTAAGAGGATGCGAAGGGGGGTTTCCGATTAAACTATTGTATAAAACCTAGTTACAGTTTTTTTTCTTAACTTCAATATACCCCTTGATATATATAGCCTTTCTATGCAATAATATACATACAGTAGAAAAACTACTGTTTATTTTATAACTACTAAGGAAAAAAATAATGAACGAGAACAACACGTTAACCAAAATAGAACCGACTTTCACAGTAGACGAAGCTAGACTTATTCAGCTCTGTCTTGAGTTTGCCAACAACGATGATGAGCTTTTAGATCGATTCAAAGACATTTTGTACGAAGATGGATTTGATGGATTACCTGACAATATCCTGGGTTCGATCTGGGATAAGCTAAACCTAATTCTAAGACCAGGAGGTCAATCATGATTAAAGCAGATGCAGCACAATGGCTAGGAAACAGAGGTCATATGATCGATACAAGCGATATTATAAAATGTAAGGAAATAGGCAGTTATTTTTTCGTGATAACAAAAGAAGATCCTGAAGAAGTTGAGTTATATGATTTAAACGATATTTATGCCGAATGTATTGATTGCTTTCCAGTAAAGTCTTTCAAGTGGAACAAGGACTTCATGCGTAAATGTATAACTGGAGAGATCTGATGAATGACTTTCTAATTCCAGGCCTAATCTTTGGCATGGTGGACAATGGAGTTCTAATTCTGGGTGCATACACAGGATTGGAGATAGATCGATTCTTTAAAGGCAATGGACAGGTGGGTGCAATTCTGGGCGCGGGTGTGGGAAACACCGTCTCAGACGGTCTGGGCGCAGTTATTGATCCCACCATGAACCACATGATTATTGGAATTATACTGGGGTGTTTGATACCGTTAATACTCATCCCCATAATTGAAACGAGGAAAAACAATGGCAAATAAAGAAACCTACAGCACCAGAAAAGCTTGGGAATTAAACAAAAATCCAAAAGCAATCAGCGAAAGCCACGAATACTGGCGCCAAATGGCAGAATATTTCAGACGAAAGAACCGTAAAAACGAGAGAAAGGTCGAACGATTAATGCGAATTATCGACATTCTCAAGAAAAGAATTTTAAACAAAGAAAAGGAAACCAAATAAAATGAACGAATTAATCGAAATTATTTTAAGAGCTGTTGGAATATTGCTATGCCTGGGAATACCGGCCTATGCGTTGCTTTATTTTGATGGTCCAGAATTTTAGGGAGACAACAATGAATAAAAAAAATGCAATTATATGTTGTGCTATAGGTGCAGGAGGATTGACCTATGGCGGAATGAACTTTGAACTAGGAGGCATTGATTCGATAGCTGTAGCCATAACAGTTTCAATGAGTATTGCCCTGGGTACAGTTACGTTGTTTTACGGAGTTAAAGATTTAATTAAAGTAAACACAAAAGAAACACCTAAAAAGAAAGAGAAACCAAAGGTTCAAAAGAAAACAAAGAAAGCTAACTTAATGAAAGACGAACAAGATGCAGTCTTGAGTGTTGATCTAATGAAACGAGAAAAAGAACTGAAAGTTAGACGCAAAGAGGTTAAATCTTTATATGAGAAAAGAATGGCTGAGATCGAAAAAGAAGAAAAAGCCATAGGAAAAAGACTTATTGAAAAGGCGATTGCGGCTGGTTGGGTTCAGGAGAGTCATTCTCCAGGCATGGAATATAAATGACCGTAGCTCTTAAAAGTCATGGAAAAAACCAATGGGAAAGCATTATCAACGATCAAGATTCAGATGTCTTTCTTTTAAGAAGATACGAACGCGCCAAACAAAACGAAAGCCCTGATCTTAACCTGGTTAATGCCATAGAGAATGAGCTGCAAAGCAGAGGATGGCGACTGGATAACGAAAAGGAATGGCATTGGAAATGAATTTTGAAGAAGCACATCAGCTCTATAAGAAAAAGATCGCAGATAAGAACTCGACCGCAGATGAGGAAAAATCCTATCGTATTGCCCCGGATGAAGAATCTTCATTCTGGGCTTTAAAAGACATTCACGACAACAGCTTGGCAATTGTTCATGCAACAGGCCAGGTTGTTTTAACTAAAAAAACGGGAGAAAACAATGAGTGAAACAAGCGAAATAGATGCCGTCATAGACAAAGAAGGCAAACTAAAGTGGATTATCAAACCAAAAAAAGTCGAAGAGGACTACGATTTCGTTCTTGAACCGGCAGATTATCTTCTCCAGGAAGATAGCACCCAATGGTTCTTGCACAACGATTTGGCCATTAACATCAAAACGAGTAAAGATTCAGTTATAATAAGTGTATACAACGACAGAGGAAAAGCACTAGGAGACGTTCTATTACACGAAGTTCTTGATGCCAACAAATCGTATGACACAAAGAAATAACGACCGCAAAATCGCCGAGCTAATAACCGACTACTTTCTGGATCAGCTCCAGAAAGACGCTTCAATCGAAGTCGATTGCAAGATCCACGGCAAATTCAAACACACTCCCATCGATGCTATCCCGGAGGGAGAATGCCCGGATTGCTACTTCCACGATGAATACCTCAAGGAAATCTCCTCAGAGCGTGCAGACTGGATCGATAAGTCCAAACTTCACTAATCTTCATCTTCCAATACTTCAATCGCCTCTGGCTTTGGAGTCACATCTTTCACCACCTTCGCCAACTTATTCTGCTTCATCAGGTTCGCTAACCTGGCCTCCACCTGCTCCCGATCCATCTGATCGATCTTCCCGTACTTAACCTCTTTCCTATCCACCATCAATCCGCCCAACTTCGCTCTGCCCAACTCAGCAGCAACGGCAGCTCCAAACACACCCTCGTTCATTGCTGCATCCCTGATCTTCTTCAAATCCTCTGCCACCTTCTCAAAGGTAATCTCATACCGCTGTCTTTGTCTGGCCTGCAATTCATCAATCTTATTCTGCACATGCTCATATTGTGGATCATTCAATAACCGGTGCGCGATAATATCCGGGTTCTTGTACCCGGCTCGATGTGCACATTCTCCCTGACCCAAATCTTCAAACACATACATATCAATAAACGCTCGTTGCTTCTTTGTAATCTTCTTTTCCATTATACTTCGCCTTCTATAATTGATTTCCTATAATCCAACAAAGCTTTTCCTCTCAACATCATGTTGGATTTTTTCTTTTTATCTCTTTTTCTCCAAAGACTGGAATCTCTTTTCTTATTACTTGGAGTTAGTTCTTTTTCTTCTTCGTCAAATAAACTAACCTGTTGTTCATCAATCAAACGTTTCAACCAAACATTAATATCTCTCATTCTTCTTACACCACCTGGTTTTATGTCAACACATTTATATCCCATCAGTTTCCAAAAACTATTCGCTGCAATATCAGAACCACACCTCAAAGAAACACCTTCTACTAATTTTATCTTGGCAAGATCTTCCAATGTTTTTACCAATCCCGCTCCATACCACTGGCCTCTTAAATCATATTCAATACAAGCCTGGAATATTCTTAGTCTTCCACCTCTAGGAGCTTGTACGCTTCCATGAAACAAATAACCAGCGTGTTGATTATTGACAAGAGCCAACAACACCCTAGAATTTTCTATCTCTCTCTCAAGAATCGATAAAGGATAAAAAGAAAGATCTCTTGCGTTCTTCTTCTGCAAGAAATCCACGAAAGACAAGTCTTCTTTTTTAGCATACCTTATATCAAGTTTCATTATACTTTTTGTATCTCCTTCTTTTTTTCAAAGCTGTCCAAGGCAGAGCGGTAGAGGGGAGGTTGTGTTAGACAACTCTTTCCTCTCTCCTTTAGGAGAGCGTACCACCGTACCGCCGTACCATCTATATTCCACGGGGGTTTCAGAGGTGGCAGTACGGTGGTATGGCATAGTACAATCATACCCCCGTACCATGTATACTTTCCTTATTATATAGGGGTTTCAGAGGGACATGGTACGAGTCACGGAGAGTAGCCATACCATGTGTTTTGACCCATTTTGACCCTATTTTAACCACCCGATTCTTCCTCATTCTCACTACTCTTTGTAGACAAAACAATCGTCATGCCCACCATATAAACCAACTGCGGAAGCACCGCATTACCCAGGGCTTTTAATCGAGGCACACGCATTTTATTACTCGGCGCTACTCTGGGGATTCCTCGTTCCCAAGATCCGTCCAGCCATGCGGAAATCCCATCATTCCCTCCACCCAGGTAGGATTCAAATGTAGTTTTTCGTCGCTCTTCTTCTTGTTCATGTGAATCTCTCCAGGAAGACCAGGCTGTTTTCCCAGAGCTTTCCGTCTCTGATGATACTCTTTGTTCACAATGTCCAGCTTGTACATCCCTTGATTCGGCGTCGACATCATCTTGTGATCTCGGATCACCTTCTCGTTCAGAGGTCTGTAGTTCCGTTGATGCGTCTTTTCGCTCGCATCCCCTGACTTCCAATCCCTCGATGTGGGTGTCGGCATCATTTCTTGCCGAACTGTGTCCGCTAAGTTCAAACTGTGACTGCTCTTGCCATCCTTCGATAGTCTTCTCCCTGTTTCCGTTAGTTCTGCGTTTGGGTGTTCTATCTCTTGAGTCGTCGGCGTCGGCCACATCTTCACTGAGTCGGTCAAAGCTGTCTGCACTGGTTTCCCGCTCTTTTCGCTGTGCGGTTTCTGAATGCCGTCCCACGGGGTCCCGTCCTGGTTCGTTAGGTTTCCGCTTTCTGTTATTTTGTTTGCCGATGGCGTCGGCCACATCTGTTGTTGCGCCCTCTCCTTCTTGTCCAGGTAGTTCGCCGCATCTCTCAGCTTCACGCCCCAACGTTCGCCCTTCTTGTTCCGTCTTGAGAAGCTCCCGTTGTTCAGCTCCACGTCCTGAGAGATCCCGCCCTCCACGTCGCTCGCTGTCGGTGTCGGAAACATCATCCGCTGCTGCTCCTCCATCTTCTCCACCTGTGCGTCTAACCTGGCGCCGTACCGAGTGCCCGTCGTGTTCGATACCCGATAATACTTCCCGTCCTCCTCCACGATTGTCCCGTGACCGCCCTTCCAATCCCTTGAACTGGGCGTCGGAAACATGTCCGTTGTCGGTTCGCCGTATTGCACCTGTTCCGATAGGTTCCCTGGAGGCACTGTTTTCCTGCCGATGCTTTCTCGATAGGCTTTCCGATACTCCAGAGCTTTCTCCGATCTCGAATCGATGTTCGTCGCTGACGGAGTCAGCCATAGGGGCTGAACCGCTACCGTTAAGGGAGTGCCACCCTGCTTGTATTTCTTCGTCCGTGAGCTCGCTGAATCCTGGGTAACTGTCGGCCATATTTTCTGCAATCCAGAAGATTCTTTCGCGTCGGTGCGGGGCACCGATACTCGCTGCTTCAACACTAAAGCACCTGACGGTGTAGTTTTCGCTGTCCAAATCTTCGAGTACGGAATCCAAACCGAGTCGAAGATGTCCGCCCACGTTCTCTCCAATGACGTAATGCGGACGTAATTCTCTAACGAGTCTAAAATATTCCGGCCAGAGGTGTCGCGGATCTTCTTCGCCTTTTTGACGTCCGGCAACGGAAAACGGCTGACACGGGTAGCCTCCACAGATAACGTCAATGCCTCGTCGTCTTGAAATAAGTCCGTCTGCTTGTAATTTTTCATAACTTAACTCCCTTACATCGTTATATATCGGCACATTAGGCCAATGTTTATTTAATACCTTACACGGAAATTCCTCAATTTCACAAAAAGCCACCGTTTCAAAGTAGCCCGTTGAGTCTAGACCGAGGGAAAATCCCCCAATCCCACTGAACAAGTCCAATGTTCTTAACTTTTCCATACCTTCAATTGCGCCATAACTTGCTGCTTTTGTTCACAATACCCAACTTCACCATCTTGTTGTAGGTTATTCGCGCCATCTGGGTGGGAAATGCAATGAAATGACCAAACACCCTACCCTTACCGACTCTCTCGTAGTTCGGTATGAGGTCGGGATCCACGTCGAGTTCGACCTTTTTTAACCGCATCATCACCACCCCGGCGAAACAAATGAAGCACCCCATCAGCGTAAACAGTCCGCTGAGTACCGTTTGTACGGTAGCCACCGACGGGTTCAGCGAGAACATGTTGTTAAAGAACCCCAGTACATCCAGAGTATAGAGATCGTTTTTCATCGGCAATGACGCCAGGTCCATAAACAACAAGCCACTGGCAAACATGACCATGCCTGCTAAAAACACCGTTAGTCCTAATAGTTTCATCTTTTTTTCTCCCCTAATGAAACCGGGGGAGTTATTTCCCCCGGCTCAACACGAGCCGTTCCTAAACGCGCAAACACTTCTTCTCGGCTCATTTGTTTTATTCTTCTTCCCAAGGCTTTACCCCTTCGTTACTAACCAACCAATGCCAGGTTTGCTTGCCCGGAATTGCATGAGTGAGCACACGGCCACCCAAATATTTCTGCACATAACTCACAGCCGCTTTGCCCTTGCCCACCCCACTGGGTAGCCCGCGGTCCTTCAGCGCTTTTCTTGCCTGTAATTCAAGCTCTGCTCGTGTGTAAAACTTTGTTTTGTCCATTGAGTTTGCCACCGTGTGCGCAACGTCCACCTCATCGACCTGTTTTTCCGCATCAAAGTCAACGATGTTCCAAACGCCCGTGTCAAAATTGAAATAAGCAGCGTGGCTCTCCGGCTCCCTCGCGTTCCTTGCCTCGTAGAACAGCGTCACGTTCGGCTTATCGCCCAACAACTTAATGCCTGAATCAAACCACCCGGCGAACACACTGCCCCCACGAGCGGACATAAAGCTAAGATCATCTTGTCGGTCTTTGCCCGTGTGATGCGCAATAATAAAGCACACGTTGTGCAGTTCAATCAGTCGGTCCACTCGACCCAGGAGCTTATGAATATCCGCGTTGGAGTTCTCCTCGCCGTCAAAGAAGTTAATGAACGGATCCAACATCACAATATCGGGTTGATGAAACTCGATTTCTTCACTGACCATATCAATGTCGCTGTCTTTAAGTAGGTTTTTCCGCAAGCGACCACTGACAATAAGGTTCTCGCCCAAGGCGTCGGTTTGTTCCGACTGGGTTTCATACGGGGTTAGGTACAGGTTCACACGCTCGGTGATGTAGGCTTCAATGATCTCGGCCTGTAACCACATGACCTTTAGCGGTCTTGGAAAGGACTTGCCCATAAACTCGGTGCCCGTACACGCTGCTGTCGCAAAGGCGCCCAACCAATGGGATTTGCCGATCTTAGGTTTACCAATCATCAGCACTCTGGCGCGTTCAAAAATAAACTTATCGCCCCAAAATTCCGTGGGTGTTTCAATGTCCAAGGCACTGAAGTCCTTCCATTGCAACAACCCCAAAGGCCCTTGTTCGGGTTTCTCTTCGGCGATGTTCTCAATCGGGTCTTCCTGTTTCAGTATTTCTTTCTGCTCATCCTCCAGGTGCACTTCCCACTTGCTCGTTTCCCATCGAAGCATTCCCATTTCCACATCTTCCGGGTGTCTTTTTATATGGCCGTTCACGATCGACATCGTGGTGGTGGTCACTTCCGTGGGCGACATTGGCGGGATGTTGGTTTGATTCCAATCCTGGGCTTTAATTAATATGTCTCGCTGACCCCACCCCTCTTTAATCCATCGACCCACGAGTCGGGCTAGTTTGTCGTTTCGGGTACCGATGTCGGTGCCCACATCGTCTAATTTGTCTTTAACAATGCTTTGTACTTTGCCGACGTTATTAAACTCGCCTATTCTCTGTAAGTCTTGCGCTTGTAGGCACGGCAAATCGTCCATATCACCAATGGCAGTAACGCTGTCGCTGACAAAAAAGTAATCGTGCGACGGACACAGCATCACATAGCCGCCCGTGCCCCTGACATCGAGCTTGTTCTGGCCTGCCGAATTACGAATCTCAAGGTTGGGGTTGATGCTGTAGAAAAAGTGCATGCCACCCCTGGGGGTCATTTGTTTTAAAGGAGTGCCCGTAATCTTTTTACTTTCAATAAACTCGACCGCTTCCTCTGAGTCGGCATCGAGAACCACAAAGTTAATCCCGGTAAGTGCTGCCCAGTTAGCCAAGGGGAACTTTTGAATCCAGTCGTCCATCTCTTGGCGTGTGGGTTGAGTGCGCTGAAACGCCTCCCACTTCACCCTGGGCGCTTTAGCCCAACGTGCCTTTATCTCTTCTTCTGTTTCAAACGTGTGACGTTTACGAAAATAAGCCGGTATGTATTCGTCCTTTGATCCGCAAGGTATTAAATGGAATCCGTGCTCCCAATAACTGTCGAGCATTTCATCTTTGGCTTCCTTACTGATGTCCTCCCACGTCTGATTCGCGTTCAGAATCAAACTCATAAGTAGACCCTTTACGCAACATCAGCGCTTTGACGAACAGCTCGATCCGTGTCGAGATCTTCGGGTGATCCGTAAATAGAATCCCATGTCAACATCCCCCTGGAATGCAACATGAGCTGTTTTGCTTGTTTTACTCTCGGTGCACGGGCATAATATCTCCATGCCTTGACAGTGGACTCGGAGGTTCCTAAATCTTTAGCGATTGATTCGATTCCTACGTCTTGTATATATTCGGATAGTGTAATTCTAATACTAGCCATTTGTTTCTCCCTTATATGTATAAAATTTATTATTGAAAAACAGAATAATAATTCCTTGACTTATAAATTGCAAGAGATTATTCTTAGTGCCGTAGTTAAGTTAAAAGTTAGTTTTGTTCTTTGGGAGAAGAATCAAAACTTTGGAGAAAAATAAATGAAAGATATTATCGTGCTACGATCAAAGCGCAAAGAATTGTTGGCTCTAAAAGCTGACGTTGATCGACAAATCAAATCCATTACACATGAGATATTAAGTCATCCAGACTTAGGTATTGACGTTGAAACCCTTGCAAACAAAGGGGGTTCATCAACCAACAACGGATTTGGAATCTCATACACAAGAACCGTAGAGTGGGACCAGGAATATCTTGCCAGTATTAAAGGCAAAATCCCGGCAAACGCTTGGCCATTTCAAAGCAAAGAAACTCTAGGGCTTACCGCATTCAAAGATTATTGCGTTGATTATCCGCAACACGCGGAACTTTTACAAAAAGGCGCAATTACTAAAATATCTAAGTCTCCACGAATTGTGGAAAAGGAGGGATCAAATGAGTCTAATGGATAAGATCAGTAATCAAACCGAGTATACGCAAGTGAGAATGAACATAACAGGCACCGACGGCATTGGTAAAAGCACCTTTGGTGCAGGCGCACCGCGCCCTATTTTTATCTGTGCAGAAGATGGCCTGAGATTTATCGACGTTCCCCACTTCCCGGTGTGCGACACCTACAACGATGTCATGGAACAAATCAAAACCCTAGGCAGTGAAGACCACGATTACAAAACCGTTGTTCTAGATACCACGGATGCTGCCGAGAGGTTGTGCCAGGAACAAGTTAAGGAAAGTCACAACATAAAAACCATCGAGGCATTAGGATTTGGCAAGGGGTTCACGGAGAGCTATGAGCTGTTCGCGAGAATGTTGAGCAACCTCGAAGCACTTTCTGTTGCCAAAAAAATGAACGTCATACTATTATCACATGTGCAAATCCGCACATTTGCTGATCCAGAGCACGAGCCATACGATCGATACGAACTCAATACCCACAAAAAAGTATCGAGCTTGATTCGTGCCTGGGTCGACTTTAATTTTTTCGCTAATCATCGCTTTACCACGGTGAAGTCTGGACAAGGCTTTAACGAGAAGGCGAGGGGTAAAACCTTTAGCGATAAACGATATTTATTCACGAAGAGAACCGCCGCCTTTGATGCTAAATCCAGGCTACAGCTCCCCGAACGAATAGATTTTAATTGGGCAGCCTTTACGGAAGCCTGTAAAACAACGGTTAATCCGAATGAAACCATTAATAAAGGAGGACAAAATGTCTGAAGATTTTCATATAGACCTTACTGAGGTCGAGGATACTGGCGGAAGTTTTGAACCCATACCTGAAGGCACTTATGAACTAATGGCCGAGAATTGGGAGCAAAAAATTTCAAAAGCTGGAAACAAATATCTCAAAGTCACATACCGGGTGCAAGGTGAAAGCTATGCAAACCGCGTGATTTGGGAGAACTTCACCATCTCTGGTGCGAGCACGGTTGGCGTGAGTCGTTTAAAGCAATGGGTGGTTGCGGTAGGTGGTGATCCCACACAGCCTCTTAACAGAGATGCTATAGGCGACCTAATGTTTGAAAATTTCATGGCTAAGATTGGTATTGAGAAAAATGATCAGTATGGAGATTCCAATAAGATTGTTTCTTTTCTTAGACCTAGAATGACTGAGGCGACGCCAGCAACAAAAGAACCAGTGGCTGAATCAACGCCACAGGAACTACCAACTGCCACGGGTAATGCCATCGGCAATTGGGACGAGTAATAGATCACCTCCGATCACGAGTTAGAAGGCTTCTCGTTTACCAAAAAGCCTTTTCAATTAACGCTTTATAGACAATAGGTAGGGAAAAAAATGGAAGAAACCAAAGGAACATACGATGTATTTACAGTGTTTGAAGACGTTATGGCTTCTGATCTGGATGAATACCAAATAAAACAATTGGCCATGATGTTAATTGCCAATACATTAACCGAACAAACAGCAAAAGAAACAGCTGAAATGGTTATTAAGAGAACCAATGAATAAAGAAAAAAAATCTGGCTTTGATTTCAGCAAGATTGGCATAAGAATTGCTAAAGAAGAAAAGGACATTGTTCCAGAAAAAGCGTTAGACCCGGATGTTCATGTCATGTATGACGAGACAAGAAAGATGAAGAAAGAAGGCGCTTTAACACCGAGCAACGATACAGAAGAAAGGTTTAATTCACCTGACGAGAAGATCGAAGAATTTTTAGGCAAGAACGACATTGAAAAAGAAGTGGGTTATTTCATTAACAGAAAAATCATAAGCCAAATAATCAAGATTCACCCTTTTATCACTTCAGCAAGACAACTAAGCATGAAGGCAAAATTCCCAGATAAAAGATACGGACAACTGAACTTAAAAACCAAGAAATGGTATAGGGTCGAAAAACAACTTATAAAAAACCTGGCCAACGTTCTAGAGATAAAAGACTGGAGAATACTTATTGATCATGAGATGGCTAAAGAATATGAGAAGAATCAAGAAAAGGCACAGAAATATTTATCTGATATTGAGCAACTAGAGAAAAAGATTAAGGAAGAAAATCCAGAGCAATACGATGAACATAAATATTCATTAACAAATATAGTGGGGAAATAAAATGGGTAAAAAGAAAAGAAAGAACAAAAGAAGATTGCTTTCGTCCCAATATTATTATGCCCTGGAGCGCCTTAGAAACGGGGTTGGTCTACACAGGCAAAAAAATGGTGTGCTGCAACTTAGAGAAGCTTCCCACCTTACCAAATATGCTGATGAGAAAAAGCTTGGTTTTGATTATATGACCACCAAAGAATTTGAAGATTCAGGAGATTTTGCAAGAACACATCCACAGCAGTATCAAGACGCATGGGATGAAATCATGTCATTTGATGAAGCCTACAACAAACCAACGGATGGTGCTGTTTTTGATTCTCAGATAAAAGGTGTGTTAAAAAAATATCCTCAAATGATTGGGTTGATTAGAGCAAACGACTATGCAACAAACTGTGCGGATGAATTTGATTTATGGCTTGAGTCAAACAAGTTTGAAATTGATTGGGGGTGCATAGAAGAAATACTTCCAACTGGTGTTGATATGTATGATTTTTTCGGTCATGTGCAGACAAGGCTGCCCTATGAAAAATGTTTGTATGTTGCAAAAATTAATTCAGAAGAAACCTTGTTTCTTAGTGCTAACGAAGTATCAATACAAGACAGCATAGAGTTTTGGGGTGGGCAAAGACCCAGAATGACTGTTCAAGAGAAACAGTCCCAAGAGGCAACGGGTGACATTAACTTGGATGCCACCTTGCACAGATGGGAAAGTCTTGGTGTAGAGTCGGTTGCGAAAGTAAGGGTTTCTGTGGCAATTGACAACGAGTTCACTTTTTTTCCCGCTGACGTTATCGTGCCAATAGGTGTTCCAATATCAGATTTACGCACATGCGAATACCCTAGTCAAACCATTGGTAAGAGTCATTATAGTATAATAAACAAAGAGCTTAGTTATGTAGAAGAAAAGCTGTATGACACAAGTGATGAAAATTATATTACTAATACAGGGAGTTTATGTGCTCGTTTGTCACAAACTTTACTGTGTTATTCTTCTGTGTTGCTTGATCCTCAATTTAGAGAGTTTGCAGTTAAGGAAGAAAATTATAGTGGTATGACCAATGACTTTTTAAGAGAATCAAAAATCATTAACCTCAATACACCGATTGAAAAAAGCATATCACAAAGACCTATGTTTGAGCATAAGGTCTTAACTCTAAACATTCCTAAAGGCGTCCAGAACCCAAGCGGAAGTGGTAATAGAAAAGAAGGCACAAGACTACACAGCGTTAGAGGACACATGATGAGAACCAAGAAAGGAAAACTTGTCTGGAGAAAAGCCCACTGGCGAGGAAAAGAAAAGTTTGGTGTTATTAAGAAAGAATACAACATACCGAATCAACAGGCAGTTTAAAAATGAAAGACGACGATGAGTTAAGCCAGGCGGTTAAAGACGGCATCAAAGCCGGGGAAGCCATGATTAATGATCTTTATAATTTAATTGAAGAGTGGAAGGAGCGCGGTATTTCGGAAGAGAATATTGCCAGAGTCCTGGCCTTCATACATCCTGACGTCATAATATCTACTGCACCCAACAGCCAAAGCGCTTATAATTTATTAAACATATCAATGAGTAAAATTGCCGAGGCTCTCAACATTGAGAAAAAAAGCCCGGACGACGAAGAAACGGTGCACTAATGCAATTAAGATACTACCAAGAAGAGGCGCTTGGATCACTGTTGGATTACTTCCAAGCCAAACCCATTGATCACAAACCACTCCTCGTTTTACCCACTGCTGCCGGGAAAACCATTGTGTTTTCACATCTGATTAAAGAGCTCAGTTCTAACAACAAGCGGTTCTTAATCCTGGCGCATCGACAAGAGTTGGTTTCACAGGCCAAAGACAAGTTATTAAAGGTGTGGCCTAACGCACCTGTCGGTGTTCTAGCCGCCTCATTAAAAAGCTATGACACCGACGCCCCGATATTGGTCGCATCCAGAGATACCCTAGCGTCTGAAAAGCGTCTGGGTGCGATCCCTGGGGTTGACTATATTATTATTGACGAGGCGCATCATATAGCGCCTGGCCCTAACACGCGCTATCGAAAAATATTAACCGCCATGAAGGAAAAAAAACCATGTAGAATAATGGGAGTGACCGCGACGCCTTATCGTATGGGACAAGGTTATATATACGGCGACAAATTAGATCATTTTTTTAGAGAGGTAGCCTATCAAGTATCCATACCGCAGTTAGTTCAAGACGGCTATCTCTCTCGCTTATCGGCATTTGCCGTTGGCAATAAAGCGGTTATTGACGCCAGTGGTGTGCGTTTAAAGTTTAAAGGGGGCGATTATCGCGAGGGCGAGTTGGAAAAACTGGCCATTGACGAGCCTCTTATGTTGGAGATATTCAACGATTGGATGGATAAGGCCTATTTAAAAGGCCGAACCGCAACCGTATTCTTTTGTGTGTCTGTCCTCCATGCGGAGAAGATGTGTCTGTTTCTCAAAGATCAAGGCATAAAAGCAGATGTTGTCACCGGCACGACACCTACAAAAGAAAGGGAGCGCATCCTGCACGACTTCGAGATAGGCAATATCAACGCCCTATGTAATGTAGGCGTGTTGACCGAAGGCTGGGATGCGCCCCGAACCGACTGCCTGGCGCTGTTAAGACCGACACAAAGTCTTGGACTCTATGTTCAAATGTGCGGTCGTGGTATGCGACAGTATCCGGGCAAAGACAATTGTTTAATGTTGGATTATGGCGAGAACATGCAACGCCACGGTTGCTTGGATGAGGCCATACCCGAAGACGAGAGCGCTCACGCCAAGGTTAAGATATGCGACAGTTGTTTTGCAGTGAACCCCAGATCGTTTAAAGAATGCCGGGAATGCGGAGACGCTTTTCCCAAACCACAAGCCTTTCACTTTCAGCCGGAGAGAAAACCGCCTGGCCTAGCCAAGATCGGATCAGCTGGTGAAGGCTATGTGTTGTCGGACGAGAAGAAGGACCGAAAGGAAAAAATTTTCAACGTGAGCCGAGTGTCCGCCCACCCCATGACCTCAAAGGGCGGCAACTTTTATTGTAAAGTGGTGTTTGAGTGTGAGGATCTGTTTAACCAGTATCACTTGCCCCTCATGTTTGGACACCCCAAAGCCGACCAGTTTGCTAAATCCAGATGGAAGCGCATCACCATGGATTTGTTTCCACCCAAGACCGTTAGCGAGGCGGTTGAGTTGATTAATAACAAGGGTGCCTTTAATCATATCGACGGCATCCTCACCAAGAAGGAAGGCAAGTACGAGAACATCAAAGTTATTTATGCAGGAGAAAGGAGAATAACGCTATGAACATAGTAGAAGAGTTTGATAAAGCAGAACAACAAGAACAAAAACACCGTGTGCATATGGGCATGAGCATCATTGGGGATAACCCCAGAAAGTTATGGCTCATGTTTAGGTGGTCGTTTCCTCTGATTAACGACGGCAGAATACTGCGTTTGTTTGATCTGGGCAATCGCATTGAAGACCAGGTGGTGGACGCGCTAAAGAAAAGCTCGATTAAAGTATCGGCTCTGGACAAGGACGGCAAACAATATCGCTGTTCCTACTTGGCCGGGCACTTGGGCGGTTCCACAGACGGCGTTGTTAAGAACGTGGATTCCGAAAACCCGGAAGAAGTCATGCTCTTGGAAGTCAAATCGGCCAACAACAATCGGTTCAACGAGTTGCAACAAGGGGAGAACTACGAACAATGGTCTTCCAACTACGCCACACAAATTCAGTGTTATATGGCCGCATTTAACTTGAAACGAGCTTTGGTGGTTGTGTATAACAAAAACGATTCATCGCTTTACACGGAGATTGTGGACGCCAGAGAGGGTGTTTTGGAAGAGATGGTCGATAAAGCCCGTAAAATTATCACGGCAACCAAACCCCCGGAGTCTCCTTACTCGCCCACGGACTATCGAATTAAGAAGTTTATGTCGCCAAAAGAACAGGCCATATACAACCTGGAACGCCTACCCGATGATGTGAACTGTAGAAATTGCAAGTTCAGTGAGCCGGTCATGGAAGGTGACGGCGGTTGGCGATGTAATAAAAAGAACACAATGTTGGACGAGGAAGCACAACGAAACCATTGCGATGACCATATTTGGTTGACCGCCCTGGTTAATCTTCCCGTTGAAAGCGAAGGTGAGAACGATGTCACTTACATGAAAGGCAATAAGTCCATTACCAATGCGCCCAAGTCTGAAGCTGCCATGAACAGTTTTACCAGCGCCGAGATGCGAGAGCTATCAAAAGTAAACTATGATCCCGACTTGATTAAAAAGCTGTTAAGATTCCGGGAAGAGTTTGGAGTGGACACAAGATTAGAGGAACTGACAGAGAATGTCTGACGACCCCGTCAATCACCCGGCTCATTACACGAAAGGAACCATTGAGGCGCTCGATGCCATTGCGTCAGCTCTGAGCGGATCCGAGTTCGTCGGCTACCTCAAGGGGCAAATCTTTAAATACATGTGGCGTGCCCCGCATAAGAACAAAGCGCTTGAGGATTATAAGAAGGCGCGGTTTTATCTCGACATGTTGATTTCCAGAGAGGAGACTAATCAGCCACCACAAAAAAACGAGGGTTCTTCACGATCTGAATTTTAACGTCTGGGTACAGCGCTTCGACCAGTTTCTTCTTTAGCTTAAACACGGCCGTCTCCACGCCCTTCACATCTTCCACCACTTCCTTGCCGTTCTTTAAGGTGTAACGAAAGTCTGCGATGTAGGTGCATATCTTCTTGCCATTGACTTCACAGAGAAACCTAGGCTGTAGCTCCAGGTCTTTGAGCTCCCCGGCGGCTTCCATGAGTTTTAGCTGTTTGTATCTGGCGGCTTCGAGTTTGCTGTCAAATTTATGGCCATCGTATTCAACACGGATCGCGCCGTACTTGCTTCTCCCTCTACGTCGACGCACTACTCAATGCCCAATAGTTTCTCAAGTTCCTTCTGGCGTAACAAAACTGCGGCTGAACCCTGGGGGTCTTGCGCTGCTTTTTGTCTAGCAGTTTGTCTTTTAACTCTATAAGGGAAACCTCTTGGGTCATACGCATAGCCTTCTGGTGCAAACTGTGGAGTTGGACCAGAAAAACTTGCTTCTGGAAGCGTCGGTTTAATTTGTTGTGCCCAAGATTCTCTAAGCTCTGCTTCCGGGAAATAAGGCGTTCCAGCAGTTGGGTCTTTATCAAGCGCTTTTTTAATTTGATATTCTGACGGAAAATATGGAATAAATACACGCTGCATAATTGATTTGGGGTTTGAAACCTTCTTGTCTTTGAGTATTTTAAAAATTTTAGAGTCTGCAAGACCAAGAGTTTTCGCATCTTCAATAGCCATAGACAAATCTCTTATTGCTCTAAACCTTATTTCGTTTGTTCCAAGAAGTGCCTTGACATGCTCTTCAGGGTCTAAAATATTAGGATTCTGTGCTGCTCGTCCATAAATGGTGGCCGCATATCTTAAGTCTTCATTGGCTTCGGTTGCCCTAAAACCAAGCGTTCTTTCAATGGTTGGGTCAATTGTTTTCAGCCCTGTAAAAGATTCTGCCAATTGTTTGTGTATGTCAGCTCTTTTTCCTTTGCTAGTAACCGGTTTATCGGAAAGACCTAAACTAACCAAGGTCGCTCTTGGTAAATCTTTTAATATTGGTTCAGTGCCTCTGAACTTGAATGGTAAAACGGGTGGAGCAGCTAAGTTTGTAATATGTAAAATTGATTTCCCTACTTTGGTTCCTGCGCTATCTGCTTTGTTATACACCTCATCTCTTCTGCCTCTTGTGTAGGTGGTGTTACTCCACACATCTCTAAGAGCCTCTGTCGCAATTGATGTCCCATAAAAAGGTTCAAGCCATTCTTGAAGAGCGCCTCGTTGATCTGGAGAACCAAGCATTCCATTAAGAAATATTCTATTAAGATTCTCTCCTCTTTTTTCTCCATTAGCAACAGCGTTAAAAACAGCAGAGAAAGGTTTCCTTAAATACTCGTAAGGGTTCGTGTACGAAAAATTATAAAACTCTGTAACTTTTCCGTTTTTGTCAGATCGGATGGGAACAAGGTCAGCATTTTTTTCCCAAGGGTTGGCAAAACTTCTTTTATAAGCAAGTATTTGTTCATCATCAACACCCGTCATGTATTTTCCAAACTCAACAGTTGACTTTGGAATCCCGTAAACAACTGCCATATTACCCATTAGTCGACGCATACCAATTTCAGCAAGCTCTGGCACACCACTGGCAATTTCATCAATAGCGCGAGAAGCAGAATTAGTAGATGTTCTTAGAATCTCTGCTGGAAAAGCTACAAAGTTACCGAGAGGCAGTCTCCTTAATGTTCTTATAAAGCCTCCCACTCTAGCGTAGTTAGGAACCGTGTCTCTTACAATGCCGGCAGCAATATCTGTAATCATTTCATTTTGCATTGCTCGCCCACCTTTCATCTGCCCCAGATCAGACCATCCTTCGAGAATCAGTTTGTTTTTTTGCTCCTGTGCCAATTTATTCCAGGTTATGTTACTACCCTGTTTGTTTTTTAAAGGGTTCTTTTGATAAGCCCTCATTGCTGCATTTTCAAGAGCATCTCTGTTTTTAATTTGCATTTTTGCAAAATCCATTCTTGATATGGCTGGCTTTCTACCAAGCTCTTCAGCATTTCTAAAGGCTCTATTTAATTTGCCTTGCTCCATTTCCCAACTAACTATTTTCCAAACATCATCAGAGCCTTGGTAAAGACGAACAAAAAAATTGTTTTGTTTGTCGTTAAACTTATTTAGTGACTTAAACTGTTCTCCAAATATCTGCCTAGCCTCTTCAAATAAAATCTGTGTATCTCTTTGTTGGCCCGTATTAATGATTCCGTAGTCAATGCCTTTTTTATAATAAGCGCTCATATTCCCTTGATGCTTTCTAGCGACAGCATCAAGAACAACGGCAGCACTGTCATGTAAAGTATGACCAGCCACAAGATTGCCGTTCGCAACTGGAAACAAAGCAGCACTTGTTAAATTTCTTACTTGAGTAATGGGACTGTAAATTGTTTTAAATTGTTGAACAAGACCTTTTGAATATAAAAAAGCACCATAAGCCTTAGACCCCAAGCTCCCCGTTTTAGTGCCCCAAGCATCGCTTGCCCCAGTAATTGCATCTCTTATTTCTTTGGTGGTGTATTTGCCGTTTAGTTCACCAAACTTTAAAGCGTTTTCAGGCAACCCATCACCAATCCTATAAGGCATTCCGGTTTCTGGATTAATAAACGATGCCATTCTTTCTTTTGGAATATCGTCAATACTATCATAGAGAAATCTATATTCGCTTCCCATACCTTTTGTCGGCATGCTTTTATTAATTTTTGCAACTTCGTCAAGATAGCGCATTCCAGAGGTTAAGCGCGTCAAGTTATCAACTGTGATCCTGGTTTTTGTCATCAAATCCGGCAAGTTTTCTCCTGT